AACTGGTGCAGATGGTGTTGCCTATTTTGAAAGCCTGTCGAATGCGTCCTCCAGTCACGACCTGATTGAGCGCTGCGTCAAAGGCCCGACGGGCCTGTTGGACGGCCTGAAATGAGGCTGACGGTTTTATCTCAATGTCCGTACGAGGCTGTCTTTCCTTTCTGACGGTCCTTGTGCCTGTCGGTGTCGCTAAGGCCCAAGTCCAGGTGATGCGTAACGGGTGAACGAAGGGTACGGTATGGCTGGCTTAAAGTATGATCCCTTAGGAGAATTTCTAAGAGCAACGGTTGATGATGAGGTAAACCTTTCATGGAGCCAGTTGGAAAAGCTGGTCGGAAAGCTTCCTCCCGAGGCAATGACCCTTCAGTTCTGGGCAAATGTAAAAAATCATCATCTGACCCGTCGTCGGCAATGGATGGACAATGGATTTTCAGCCAAATTGCATCAGGGAGAACGGGTTGTTAGGTTCACCCGACAAAAGGAAGATCGCTCCGGAGAGAAGTGGTCAAGTGAAGAACTTCGCGCATGTGTCGTTGCTTACTTTGAGTTGCTTGGGATGGAAAGGCGAGGAGAAGAAGCAAATAAGACAGAAGTACGTCGGCGGGTTCGTGAATTCGAGTTAAGCGGCAGAAATGACGGAGCCTACGAGTTTCGCATGCAGAACATTTCGTCTGTTCTGATTGACCTCGGGCTTGAAACCCTCGACGGGTACAAGCCACTTCGGAACATTGGTTCTGCAAAAGAGACCCTAATTTTTCTGATTAACGAAGTCTGGGGACGGGAGGGGCAAAGAGAGTCTCCTACTGCTGACCCAGAAGCGTTTGAGGCGCGAGTTTCTTCAGCGCGTTCAAAGGAATCCTCCAACAGGAAAGTCCCCCCAACAGGTACCAAGAATGTTGAGAGAGTGAGCTCAACTTCAGCGCGATTTGTCCGCGACCCGGAAGTTACAGCCTGGGTTTTGGACACAGCAGATGGTGCGTGTGAAGTGTGCGTCACGAACGCACCATTTGCGAGAGAGGATGGAAGACCATTCCTGGAAGTACATCACGTTCGTCCATTGGCGGAAGGTGGGCCTGATACCATTGCAAATGCCATTGCAGCATGTCCCAACTGTCATCGGGAATTGCACCATGGAAAGGACAGAAAGAAGCTGGCTAGGAGTGTGATTGAGCGAGTTTCTCGCCTGCAACGGTTTCCAAAAAAGTGATCTGCAAGATAACCAATAAGCTCATTGATTGAGTACTGCGTCAAAGGCCCGACGGGCCTATTGAACGGCGGGAAACTTCTAAAGGGTGACTAATCGCAATGCGCCTTTCGAAGGAGGGCGAGGTGGTTCCGGGGAGACACGGATGCATTAACACCACATGCTCTACGCAGCCAAACACCCCCCATTTGGGACATCGGGCTGGGAGCGGAACCGCCTTTGACTTAATACGAAAATGGCGAATTTTTAGTGGCTGCCCCAGCAGGGGCGCACACCACCATTTCAGATGCATACTCCTGCCTGAGAGGGCGCGTGTGTTCCAGCATGTCGATGTCGATGATTTTTAGGTTTATCGAAATAGATATGTATAAAGATTAGTGGTGCTCAAAGATATGAACCTTATCCTGTGAAGACTCATACCGAACATCCTCATGGGGAAGTTCACGCTTTAGTGCTTTTGCGAGCTCCAACCCCCGTTGATCAAGCGCTGACCAATCAGCAGTCTCAGAATCTGTGCTTTCCCTTAACTTTACGACGTCCATTTTCCATGCATGGAATTTCTCAGAAAGCTCATCGCTAATGGGTAATGCCCGCGTGGGGATGAAGCCACCAGCATCGGCACAAATCCCATCCACAGGCCCGTCTGCACCAGTGCCGCGATCATCATCGGCATAGCAATATTCCGGTGAGACCCACATCACAAAACTCGTTATAGCAAGGGCGTGCTCCGTTTCCCGCGAACGATATTTAACGTCGAAATGAGGGAGTTCGCGCTGCAGAGTTTGTGCGAGTTCCAGTCCTCGTTGTTCAAGTGCTGACCAATCAGCGGTGTCAAGAACTGACCAGTCAGGGTTATCAGAATCTACGCAATCGTCTTTGAACTCAAGAACGTCTCCTCGCCATTTGCGAAATTCTGTAGTGAGCTCCTCACTGATGGGAATGGCATTTGTCATGACAGGGCTTTCATAGTCGCTGCAGATACCATCACAGCCTCGGCGTAGCCCTTTCGGATCATCGCCCAAGCACCACAACATCGTTACACGAAGGTATTTTCCTGAGAGAACGTCCCTGTAGGGCAGTTGCTTGCGGGGCTCAAACGAGAAGAGCTTTTTGAGGAAGTTGAACACGAACGAACCTTTCGAAGAGCTGACAGTGGAAAAATTCTAAAAGACGACTAATTGCAAATATGGTCTTCGTTTTGTGAGGACCCATAGTGAACCTCGCAATGGGGGAGTTCCCGCTTGAGTGCCTGTGCGAGTTCTAACCCGCGTTGGTCAAGTGCTGAATAGTCAGCAGTTTCAAGAACTGACCAGTCAGGATTATCAGGATCTACGTGGTCGTCTTCAAACTTAAGAACGTCTCTGCTCCATACGCGGAACTGTGCAGTGAGCTCTTCACTGATGAGAAATTCACTTGACATAACAGGTTCTTGATTTTCCGTCCTGAGACCATCATAGCCTTGAAAGCATCCTTCTGGATCATCCTCGTCGCAGTTTCTCGGAGACACACAAAGATATTGTCCCGGGAGAGGGGTGTATGGCCGGTGCCTGCGAGGCTCAAACGAGAAGAATTTTTTTAAGAAGTTGAACACGAACGAACCTTTCGAAGAACCGAGTGATAAGAGCTTGGAGTGTCGAACAGGCTGCGGAAATGTCCGCCCTAATCCCAACTCACATTGAGAAAAGGAATGAAGCCCTGAAGGGGAGCGCGACCCCCAATACAGCTAGTCGGTACGCTGCAACCGGAGAAACCCCTCATCCACCTCCTGCGTACGCCAGGAACCGAGTGCCAAGGGCAGGGAGCGCCAATACCAAAACCCCACCCTGAAGACAGGGCAGTTATTGGCGAACAGAGCTTCAGTTTCTACATATGCAAAATGCAGAGAAAATTCAAGGTGAACGTGCTGTTGTAACTAGACGCATTGGATGCGGGATACATAGGCTCTTTCGTCACTCTCATAGGCAGGATAGACCCCGGACTGAATCCGGGGTGACAGCTTCTGTTTGGAAGTACGCTTGCGTGACGAGCCGAAGGGCGACGCACCCTGGCGCTGCTCGCCTCATTCGCACCCACACCATCCCCACAAACAAGGAGACGTCCATGGATGATCGCTTGTTTGCGGTCCGCAAGCGCCTGCGCGATGACTATCGCTATTACGCTGAACACGCGCTTCAAATTCGAACCAAGGCCGGCACGTTTGAGAAGCTGCGCTTCAACGATGCCCAGCTCAAACTGCACGCCGCGATTGAAAAACAGCAGGCGAAGACGGGTAAGATCCGCGTCATCATTTTGAAAGGCCGCCAGCAGGGCATGTCCACCTATGTAGGCGGCCGGATGATCTGGCGTGTGGCTCAGCAGAAAGCCCGCCGGGCCATGGTGATTACCCACCATGCAGACAGCACCCGAGCGCTGTTTGATATGACCAAACGCTATTATGAAAATCTGCCTGATGTCTTGAAGCCCCAGTCCAAATATTCCTCCCGCCGGGAATTGTCATTGGCGGGGCTCGACAGTTCTTACATTGTTGCGACATCGGGCGGGGACAGTGTGGGCCGCGGGGAAACCCTGACAGACCTGCATGTCTCAGAACTGGCTTTCTGGAAACCAAACCAGGCCGCTGACAATTGGAACGGGCTGGAGCAGGCCGTGCCCAATGCGCCGGGCACATCCATCTTTATTGAAAGCACAGCCAACGGCGTGGCCGGCCTCTTTTACAATATCTGGAAAGGGGCGGTGGAAGGCACGAACGGTTTTTTGCCGGTCTTCATTCCCTGGTACATGAGCGACGAATATCGAACGCAAGTGCCAGATGCCGGCATTGAAGTGGCGCCGGAAGAAAGCCTGCTTGTTGAAAAATACGGGCTCGACCAGGAGCAATTGGTGTGGCGACGCAACAAGATTGCCTTGAACGGTCTGGACCTGACAAGACAGGAATATCCCACCATGCCCGATGAAGCGTTTCTGACGACCGGCCGCCCGGTGTTTATCCCAGAGCGCCTGGTGACCAAGATGGAAGCCCGCAAAGCACCGCTCACCCGCATGGCGCTGGTGGGTAGTGAGGCAGGGGGCTTTGCCTTTGAAAAAGACATTCGCGGCGATCTGGCTTGTTACGCAGAGCATGACCCCGCTGAGACCTATTACATTGGCGCAGATGTGGCGATGGGGGTGCGCGGCGGTGACTATTCCGTTGCCCAAGTGATGGACAGTCGCAAGCGCGTTGTCGCCACCTACCGTGCCCACGTGCACCCGGACTATTTTGCTCAAGTGTTGAATGCGCTGGGCCACCTCTATAATGAAGCGCGGATCATTGTGGAGAGCAATAATCACGGCATCCTCACATGTTCCCGCCTGGGCAAGGATTTGGGCTATCCCAATTTCTATACCGAAATGCAGATAGACCGACTGACCCAGCAGGAAACGGTGAAGCTTGGTTTCTCCGTGAACGTAAAAACCAAACCTTTGATCATTGACGAGCTCCGCGCCAGTTTGCGCGAAGAGGAGATTGCGCTTGATGATGAAACAACAATTCGAGAACTGATGACCTACATCGTCACCGAAGAGGGACGTATGGAGGCAGACGCGGCATGTCACGACGACACCGTTATCGCGTTGGCTCTCGCCAATCACATCAACGAAGGCTATGTCGAGCCAATAACAAACATGGATGAATGGTATGTCGAGCAGGTCTAAAAAGATGCTCCGTGATGAGGATATTGCAGCCCTGGTGAAAAGCCGGCTGGACCTTACAAGTGGGTTGCGGGACAACACACTGGAACGCGAACGGGCAGAGACCCAACGCTTCTATGATGGAGAAAGCCCGAAGCCCCTTCATAAGGGCAATTCCAAATATGTGTCTCAAGACGTGTTTGACGCGGTTGAAAGCATGAAGGCCCAGATATTGGAAACCTTCTCAGCCCACAAGCGCGGGGCCTATTTCAAACCGGAAAATGCAGACGATGTAGAAGCAGCCCGCATTGCCAGCGAGTGGAGCCAATATGTGTTCCACCGCATGAATGACGGCTTCCACATTATTCGTGACGCTGTTCACAATGGCCTGATGTTCCGCAATGGTGTTGCGAAAGTCTGGTACGAGCAGGAATGCGAAGAAGAAGAACACGAAATTGAAGGCCTGCCGACCGAAGCCATTGAACAGCTTTATGCCAATGAAAAGGTAAGAGAGCTGGATGTTGAGCTGGACGAAGCCACAGGGCTATATTCCGGCACGGTGCGGGTGAAGCGCAAGAACGACAAGATCAATATTGAGATTATTCCCAATGAGGACTTTGGTATTTCTGAACGCGCTGTCTCCATTGAGAGTGCCGACATCACCTGGCAGCGGTGTCTGAAGTCCAAAAGCGAATTGCGCGACATGGGGATCGAGGAAGCAAAGCTTGCTCTGCTTACCGCAGCGGATGAAACCTCCTACTATGATGAGGAGCTGCGCGACGCCCGCCACGAAGATACAGGCGAGGGCTATTCCACCTCCACTGATCTCTCAGACTCCATGCAGGAAGCGACCCGCAAATATACCATCTATGAGTGCTACACCCAGATTGACATCAATAATGATGGCCGGGCGAAGCTTTGTAAGTTGTTCTATTCTGGCGGGCACATTCTCGACAAAGAAGAAGTCGAACGCACCCCCTTCATCGACTGGGCGCCGCTTCCGGTGCCGCACCGTTTCTGGGGTAGTTCTTACGCTAAGCGGGTGTTCCCAACCCAGAACGCGCGTACCCTGCTGACACGCTCCATCATTGACCATGCGATGATTACCAACAATCCGCGCTACACGGTCTTGAATGGCGGACTTGCCAATCCGCGCGAGCTGATGGAAAATCGCATTGGCGGCATCGTCAACATTAAGCGCCAGGACGCGATTGCGCCCTTGATCCAGGCAAGCCTCAACCCGTTTGTCTTCCAGACCGTTGCAATGCTGGATGACGATAAGGAAGAGACAACAGGCATTAGCCGCCTGTCACAGGGGCTGAACAAGGACGCGCTGTCTTCGCAGAACTCTGCCGGCATGGTGGAGAATCTCATCAATGTTTCGCAGGTACGCCAGAAGGTAATTGCCCGGAACTTCGCTCAGATGTTCCTGCGCAAAATGTTCCTGCGTATTTATGAGCTGACGCTGGAGAACTTCTCTGGCGAACAGGTGTTTGAGGTGGCCAATAATTGGGTGGAGGTAAACCCCACCACGTGGAAGGCCCGCAAAGACGCCTCTGTTGAGTTCAATTTGGGTTATGGCGAGAAGGACAAGGAAGTTCAGAAATATATGGCGCTGGATCAGTTCCTGACGAGTGACCCTGAACTGAAGTCTCTTTATCCCATGAACAAGCGCTATGAGACCGTGCGCCGCATGGCCCAGGCAACCGAGATTGAGGACATCGATACCTATATCGAGAACCCGCGCAATGTGAAACCGCGCGGCCCCAACCCGGAAACCGAAATGCAAAAGCAGGTCATGGCAAAACAGATCGAGCTTCGCGAACGCGAACTGGACCTGAAGGAGCGCGAACATGCGTTCCGCGAACAGTCCTGGCAGGCAGAGCTTGCGCTGAAGCGGGCGACCGCCGAGGCCGACCATGCGCTTCGTGCGGACAAGCACGACCTGGAACAGGAAAAGGCGGATAATTCCTACGCCATTGCGCGCGAAGAAATGGCACTGGGTCTTCAGACGCCGGAAGAGAACCTGCGCTTTGTGGTTTCGCCCAACGGGTGAGGCATACCTCTGCTGTCATCCCGCACTTGATGCGGGATCCATTGGGCCTCTCGAATAGTTCAGCTTCAGAATGGACCCCGGCTCGCCAATGTCTTGGCGTCCGGGGTGACAGCTTTTGTTTGGAAGAAATGCAGAGGCCAAAACGCAGACAAAAAGCTAACAGAGGTTAACAGGCCGAACAGCCGTGCCATTCCTCATAGGAGCGGTAGATCCACCCTCTGCTGTCATCCCGCACTTGATGCGGGATCCATTGGGCCTCTCGTCCATCGCGCCTGTCGGGTCATTCCTGAGCCACTCTTACACTGTCAAAAAGTGCCGCACTCTAAATGAAAGGGGGAGCGATGAACTCTTCTCCAGAAGCTGCTCCCCAAACAGCTACTCTGCGCGGACCAAGCCCGCAACAGGACCTGTCTCTGTTTGACCAGATGCAAAGGGCTGAAACCCTGCTGCGTCAACAAGGGGCAACCCATCCTGGAGTCCAAAATGGTGGTGGCGGCAGTCTGCCACCGCTGCAATCCCCCTTCGCCAACCCGGCCCAGGATCAACAAAACCTGTTGGCTTATCAGCAGTCACTCAACCTGCCACCGCCACCAGTGTTTGACCCCCGCGACCAGAACATGAACCCGGCCTTCCTGATCTCGCCAGAACAGGACGCGCTGAACCGGGCAGACCATGAGGCCTATTGGGCGAGAGCACAGAACGACCCCAGGATCGATGCGATCGAGGAGTCGATCGGGCCAGTGGAAGCCATTTCTGGCGCGACCGCTTTGGCCAAAGGAGGGGTCGCTCTCACAAGATACGCTGTGAGTCCGGCGGGAAGAAACACCCTCGATAACGCCATGAGTAATGCCTTTGATTTTGTTGCTTCCAACCCGAAAATCTCAAGGGCAGTGGGGGATGCAAGGCAATTTGGTCGCGGCGTGGACGAGTTTCTGGAAGCCTACCCCCTTGCCAAAATGGGTAAAGATCCGAGGCGGGCGTTGAATGAAGCCAGGTTCCGCTATGACAGTTTTAGAAATCGAAAGTCCCTTGGCGCAAACCCCTTTGTCGGAAAAGATCGTGATCAGATTATCCAGAGACTTACCGATGCCGGTTATGAGTTTAGGACGCGGCCTGGTCCTCTACGCTACGACGAGCATGGGTTTCCCATTGGGAATTATGTCAATCCTGCCAACAGGCGGAGTGTCAATCTGGACTTGATGCATGACGAGCCCAAAGGTTCTCATTTGGGTTTTCACCGCCCGGGCACGACCAGAAGACTGTTTCGAACGCCCGCAAAAGTGCGTAACCTGTCAACTGGATGGGCACCTGATGTACCTTTGAATTACCCACCCCGAGGAAGATAAAATGCTGCGAGCGGAACGCAATCCTGGTGGTCCTGTTACCGCTGAAGTTCTGACATCAGAGCTGGGCAGTGCAGAAGGGGCAACCTTCAAAATGGCCTTCAGTAAGAAAGCTTTGTCACACTTTATTGAGGAGTTGCCCGATCTGTTGCCGGAACCAATGGGCGGGAACTATTTGGACTTTGGTAGAAGGCTCGCTGAGGGTTGGTATCTGACAAAGGAGCGGACCGACCCTAAATACACAGCGGTGTACTCCGTTTGCTTCTTTATCTGGGACTATTATGAAGAAGAAGAGCTTCGCTCGGAAGACGGTCACACATTCTTTGGCGCAGTTCAGCAGGATATCCCCGTTGAAGCCCCAGGCGCGGTGATGAAGAACTTCCACGACGAACCATCCGTCACACTTGATATCAATTTGAAAGCTCGGGATGCATTGTTGGAGAAACTTCGAACCATGTCAGAGACTGGTGAAGGCTTTGAGGTGTCTCTCAAAATGCTGCCAGAAACATCGCCCGCTCGCACGTTGAAAATGACAAAAGGCATGACCAGCTGGTGGCGCAGGCGGGCTGGGCGAGAAACGCCGGATGTGTATTATGCATACGACCAGACGATCACAAAGATCCACACGCTCTCATTTTCCATTCTCTCGGATTGAGTTTTCATGACACGGGATGACATTCTCATTCTGAATCAAAACTACGATCCGGACCGGGATTTTCCCCATGATGTTGAGGTCTTTGAGAATGTCGCAGCGGCTGAGCTCTATCTGGAGCCCTGGTTCGTCGACGAGATCTACATTCTGGTGCAGCCAGACGGCACCTTTTGGGAACTGGTCAGTCCGGAAGATACACAAAAGACGGAGATCGCACCCAAATCCGGAGCCGCAAAACGCCCTGACCTTGCAAGGACGTATCTTGAGTATGCTTTGGAATGCTCTATGGCTGATGCTTTCGCACGCGGCGATGTTCGCTCAGCCGACATTCAGGAACTAGACACCGATGAGCTGGTAGCCTATTGGCGCTTGCGCCATGAAGCCTACAAAAACCGCCCGGGCTTTTTCACAAGGGTTTTCCGCCAACTGAGCGGACAGTGACCGTGAGCGAACGTCCTTGGGCTGCTCACAGTTATGGCAGCCGTTCGGATACACTGGCGGTGGTGATAGCTATTGTGGGTCAATTAGCAAAGCCTGGGCTAAGGCTGATACGGCCTCGGTTTTGTGGTCTTCTGGTTGTTTTAGATACTGGTTCAGCATTGTCTTGAGCACATCTCCCGGAATTTTTTGTGGGTCCATCCCGTTGCGAACAAGCATGCAGATTTTGGGAACCAAATCTTCCCCGTAAACCGAAGGAATATTGGCATCCCCCTCCAGTTCTCCAAGGGCAATCAACTCCGATACCATTCCATCATTATCTTCTTGCTCATTGTAGATACTCGCGGAATTTAGGATAACAACAGAATCATCCGGCAGTTTTTCGCGTGCTCGATCAATTGCTTCCCTTGCGGAGTCCCAAAGGTCTTGTTCGTAGCGGATTAGGGCAAGTTGATTTTCGACCCAGCCGCCTACAGAACCAAATTCCGTCACCACGGCATAATCAGTTTCAGATTTGGTGAAGTCTTCCGATTGTCGAGAAAACACAAGGACCGCAAGAGCTGTATCTCGGGAAAAGTATCTGACATTTTTATCGGCTTGGGCTGCTTCGTCACGTGCCAGACGCGCTAGTTTCACTGCTCCGCGCCCATCGCCAGATGGCGTAAATTCAGTGTCGGGATTATTCGCAATACCTTCAAGTAGAATTTTTGGATCGAAGACGCCAACTCTGATTTTAGCTTTTCCTTGGCTTCTGTTGGAGATTTTCTCTACGATATCAATGAAGTTGTAGGCTTCGGATGAAGAACTTTCACTACCCCATGCAACCCCAAACTCTGTAGGGGGGATGTGTTCGACGATTGCTCCTCGAAGTTCATTCCTGAGAATTTCGAATATTTCGGCCAGCAGCCTATTTACATAGCCTTGCCCATAATCGTTGGAAAGAGATTCTGAATTCGTTAGTTCGATGACGGCGCCACAGGCTCGGTTATCGGATGTGCGATCTGCCAGAAAGTTTTCTATTTCGGAGCGGTCTTGCGAATTTCGGTTTGGTGTCCCCAAGGCCTCGTCCACGAGGTGAGCGATGTTCCCAAGTGTAAGAGCCTCGAGCTTTGCACCGACGGGGATATCGATGTCTTTTCGCTCTCCTGATAGAATGCAAAAAGATACTTCTGGTTCCACAGCGAAAACTACAATGCTTGCCAAGGCTCTTTTTGGGTACATGCCCAGGCGTTTTTGCGACCTACCGTCCCCGGAGATAAATGGTCGGTCCCCGGTGAAAAGTGGATGGCGCACGATGAATTCTTGGCCAATTTGCACCCCGACTTTCTTTCCGATGTCGATCGCAACGACACCTGCTGATGTTTGGTGTTCTAGAACTTGACCAAAATCACGGACGATGTTTGCAAAAGGCACGACACAATTACGCCCTGCATTTTTTGCTGTGTAAACAGCGATGTCAGCTCTATCCTTAATAGCCTTTGTCTCGCCACTAACTTCGCCATCTGGAATGTCATTTCGAACAAAAGCATATCCAATACTAACGGTGATTGCCCGCTGGGAGTGGTCAGGTAGCGGAGTTCCTTTTGGAACTCTCTTTTCGGACATCTCTTCCCACTCATTGTTATTGGGTAGTGGGTCCTGCGATATTATGCCTTTTAGGTTCTGGGAAAACTCCTCGACCGCTTCGCCGCCGACTTTGCCAGAGATTAAAATCATGAACTCTTCACCGCTCGGATGAGCGGGAGTGACGCGAGATACATCGGCCCATTTCGTGTTGTAGTCTGAACATAGCTCGTCAACGCGTTTCGCCAAAGCTTGCAATACGAGGTCACCGTATTGATGCCCGAATGTATCATTCACCTGCTTGAAGTGATCCAAATCGAATGCAACTAATGCAGGTGGCGAAGATTTACTGTCTTGCTGGATTGAGCCAGATTCCTCTTCACGGGATTTTTGCCTGTCTGTTATGAATCCCGCTATCGTCTCCTCCAAAAGCTTGTCAAAAGGTTCCCGTTTCAACTGGCTCGTCAGTTCGTTGAAATTTGCCTTGAACGTATTCTCTCCTACGGAGAGACAAGATTCGATGCATTTTTCGATGCGTCTTCTCGTTTGGCTACGGGGGTTTTTGTCAAACTGCGCGACTAGAACGGCATCAAACCCAGGTAAGGAGAAGAACGCTTGTTTAGACTTTGGGTGCTTCCAAAAAGCAGTATTATCCAGACACTTCTTCAGATTTAGAGTAGTCATCGGATCAACTAAAGGATCACCTTCCAGTGGGAGCCACGTGCCCTTAAAGAGGCGAAACACCTGCCACCCTTCTGTCGAAGAAATTAGAGTTTCATCGCCATCAAGTTCTTTTATGACGCAATCAAATCTGGCTAAATTCATACGAATACTTCCATAAAATGAGTATTCCACAGTACCTTTTAGGAGGGCTTGTGCAAGTCTGTTTTCCCAGTCAGGCAATAGTTGCAAGCTGCCGCGTCGGCTAGCATCGGTGCTGGGAGAAATAGCGCCCTAGCTATTGTCCTGACGGTTGTGCTCAAACCCCGCCCGGATGAGATCTTGTCCATCCCGTGAGTGAAAAGCAGCCGCTGTGAGCCTGTCGATGGCGATCTGTCTTATCGCAAGGTCTTCGGCGTGTGTTGCAAGCTCAACAAGTTCTCCATAGGCATTTGCCGCATTGGCCCCTGCCATCAGGGGCTCGGCCAAAAGGTCCGTCGCCGCTTTCATTGCCCATTCCCGCGCGGGTTCGTTGCGAGAATGCGCGATGATGAGGGACGCCATGCGTGCCTTCACATAGGCTACATCAGCATCTGACAGGCCCCCGCGAGCAGCCACGAAAAGGCGATTGAGATGTTCCACCGAGACACCTGGCTCTAGGCTTTCAAGCCAAAGAACCAGCGCGGATGGATTGCCGTGTGTGAAGGGTGGAAACCCATATGCGATGTTCTTCGCCTCCTCGACATCGCCGAGCTTTGCATGAATACGCGCTATGTGACGGCGGGCCTGACCATCAAGATGTGACTCAAACCAGTAAGTGTAGCCAGGAACCGGGTTCGGGTCGGAAGAGGCTTGGGGACCAGCAGGCAATTTGTCCTTCACGCCGTTGAGGTTTTCGCGGATTTCATCAATGGGTGCTCCTGCGGCCACAAGGGCGTCAATGACATAAAGGTGGTCGAAAAAGAGAAGGTCTTCTCCCTCCGCCTTTGCCATATCCTGCGTTTGCTGCGCTAGTGACAAGCCCAATTCCCGCTGATTTAAGGCGATACACGCAGAGATGGTTACCGCCATCCACTGATAATGGGGCCGCGTCCACTCAGTAGCGAAGCGCTGAAAAGCCTCGGTCAGGTGATCGCGCACACGGGCTGGGTCTTTCTCGACGGAGGCAAGGATGAAAAGAAACTCCGGCGAGGGGGTGCCTGTGTCACGCATGAATTGCAGGGCTGTTTCAGCGCCAAGAGAGCGAACCATTTCCTTGGAGTAGCCGTTGATGGTTTCCTGCCTTCCCGGGATCTGTTGCAGGTAATTTATTGCAGCTTCTCTGTCACCAAGGACAACTTCAACGCCCGCTGCAAGAGAGAGATAGTAGGCCCGAGGTCCAGCACGCGCATTTGGGTCCATTTCCACAATCTTAGCTGCCATCTGCTTTGCGAGATTGGTCAGGTTTTCGTTCACTGGATAGTCAGGGCCACGAAACGCCCCAAACCTGGTCTGGCCGACCAGGTGTTGCGCTGCGATGCTTAGGGCCATCTGGTCGATGTTGGGCTGCTCCACCATTGCCTGGTCGAGGCTTGTTCCTTGGCGGATAGAGCGGGCAAGGCGGGCGGAAGCAACACGGGTGTTTGCTTGTTCCTCCGCACTTCCCGTCGGGAGTCCGCGCTCTACCGCGTTTCGAAAGATGAGTATCTGCGCATCTTCTATCCGGTTCATCGTGATGAGATAGTCGATTGGGAGATTGAGATCGCTATCGAGCGTGCTGTCTTTCTGACGAAGCTGCCCGACTCCCAAATCCACCAGACATGTTGATGTTGGGGCCTTGCGACAATCTGAAGAGATTTGGAGAAATGGATCTCTCTCGGAACTGTATTGCAAAGCGAAAAATACAATCGCGATAGAGGCGATGCCAGCCAGTGCGATAGCCGCATGTCGCTTGGATATACCAACCATAATTTCAAATGTTCCCCTATCTAAACTCACGATGTGAGCTTAGCGCGTTCCGCCCCTTCAGCAAACATCCTGAAGGGTGTGGCGCAATCACGACCACCTAAACCCCACCACATTCATTTGTTACAGGAGAAAGAATGTCTGAACTCTCACAAGAAGAGCTCGTTGACTTAGGCACAGCAGCAAACGAGCTGCTGGCCAGTGAACCCTACAAGCTGGTCATGAACATGCTCAGCAATAGCTACTTGCGCGACCTGGTTGAATCTGGCCCGCAGGAAAAGCAAAAGCGTGAAACCGCTTACTTCAAGATCACCATTCTGCGCGAGCTGAACGAAACGCTCGAAATGTGGGATGCGGCGGCCGCCTCTGTGGCCGATCTTGAAACGGCAGAGGAAGAAACAGAATGATGGACATACGCGAAGACGACTCTATCCATGAGGACGAGGCATTTGTCGAAGCGATGGAGGACGACGTCACATATCTGGAAACAGATGACGAAGTCGAAGATGCCTTCTTTTCTCATCTAACAGACGGTGCCAACCTATCTGATGATGAAGCAGAAGAAGCCGCTTATAGGCAGGAAGAGACCGCTGCCTTTGAAGCGGAATATGCACGCGGTGAAGAGGACGATCAGGACGGTATAGACCCCGATCAAGAACCAGACGCTGCCGACCCCATGACGGACGCTGACGCACAACTTGCATCAGATGATCTGGAGGTGGCGGTGACAGTGGACGGTGTGGAAGAACGGGTATCTGTTAAAGACCTGAAGCGCCTCGCAGGCCAGGAAAAGGCCCTCACCCAAAAGTCTCAAGAAGTCGCGCAAGAGCGACAACGCCTAGAGAACTCGACGATACAAAATGGATTGGTTTTAAAGGACATGCTCGGCAATGCCGCAGCAGCCTGGGAACCCTATTCTCAAATTGATTTCTTCGAGGCCTCAAAACATCTCTCCGAACCTGAGTTTGAACAGCTGAAGAGAGATGCGGAAGCCGCCTACAATAATCTCGAATATTTCAAGCAGACGGCCGGCAGCGCTGTGGAGACCTTTCGTGGTCAACAGCACGCTCAGATGCATGAACAGGCGAGATCGGCACTCCCCGTGATCAAACAAGCTATTCCCGACTGGGGCCCAGAGCGCTACCGGGATGTTGTGGACTATGCGGTGAACGCCGGTATGCCAGGTGAAATGGCTTTGACCATCACCGACCCTGCCGCGATCATCATGATCCACAAAGCAGCCCTTTATGACAAAGGTCAAAGGGCTGTGAACGGGGCGACCGCCAGAAAGAAGGGCAGAGCGCCCAAACGCGTCGTCAAAGGGGTGCAGACCCCGACATCTGACCAAGGCAACCGGTCTGCCAAAGCAAAGGCTTTGGCCAGGATCCGGAAATCCGGTGGTGCGGATGAAGACGCGATTATGGATGGCTTCCTCTCGACCCTCTAGCGCGTATTGGTCCTGAACGGAAACGCGAAAATTGCTCTAAGCACTTTTTCGTCGCATTTCCGGACGGAAAACCGCTGCGCACTTTTCCTGGAAAGGCTCTAGGCACTCCACTCTCACTGAGTATCAAGGAAATAATTTATGACTCAGTTCTCTACCTATGAACAGGTTGGCATTAAGGAAGACGTCAGTGACGTTATTTCCAACATCTCGCCGACCAAAACGCCCTTTACGTCGCTCGTAAAAGGCAAGAAGCACAAAGCAAAGAAGATCGAATGGCAGGAAGAAGATCTTCGCGCCGTGGCAGACAATGCCAAGGTCGAAGGCTTTGTCGCCGCCTCGACGGCCCGTACGCCGACCGAGATGAAAGAAAACGTCACGCAGATCCTCTCTGACACGATTGACGTTGCTGCAACTTCAGACGAAGTGGACACATATGGCCGCGCGCGCGAAATTGCGCATCAGCTGCACAATGTCTCCAAAGAGCTGAAGCGGGACCTGGAACATGCCTATGTGGGCACAGGCCAGGCCATGGTGGCAGGTGACAAAACAACGGCGCGTAAGTTTGCCGGTGTTCAAAACCAGATCCATGCAGACGTGACAATCACGATCGACTCTGATGCTGGCACGGCTGGTGATCAGGCTGGTCCACTGACCGAGACTGCATTGCTCGACGCCAATGAAAACCTCTATGACGAGGGTTCAGAGGCAACCGTGATCATGGTGAAGCCACGCGACGCCCGCGTCATTGCGGACTTTGGTGCAGCTTCTGGCCGGACACGGGACCTACAGGGCAAGACGAAGCTCGTGAACGTTGTTGACCTGTATGTCTCGCCATACGGTGAGCAGAAAGTTGTCATCAACCGCTTCATCCGAGCGACCGATGCGCTGATCTTTGATCCGTCCATGTGGGAACGGTGCTACCTGCGCAACTGGCAGCGCGAGACGCTTGCCAAGATTGGTGACAGCACCCGCATCATGGTTGTGGGCGAATTCTCGCTCCGTCACAAAAATGAGAAGGGCTCAGCCCTCATCACGAACCTGAGCTAATTTCAGGGTCGCGGGGCCGCGCTGGCAATGCGCTGGTGCGGCCTCTCTCTGTTTTGGGGCGGGCATAGCCGCGCCCCGAAGTTTCGGGATGAAGTGCCTCGGTGGGTGGCTTCAAGGGAGGCGAGGCTTTCTCCGGCTTCCCTCGCTTCGTCCCGATTTTTTGAAATCCCACTTTGTGAATTCCCCCCTTTGGGCTTTTAGGGGCGCGCGAAACATCGCAGCGCCGACTTGTCCCGCACCCCAATTTTGATAGATGGAACATTTTCATGTCTAAGAACACCTATGATGGGGTGAAGCGCTCCACACTTGACCCTGCAGAGGCTGCAGAAGCTGTGACACCGTCCGACGTGACAGACCTCGCAACACTTTCCCGCGCTCTTTATGTGGGCAAGGGCGGTGATCTGTCGGTTGTTATGGCAGCTGGCAGCACCGTGACGCTGAAGGGCGTGATTGGTGGTTCCGTTCTTGCGTTGCGCGTTGCTCGTGTAAACGCAACCGGTACGACAGCTGCCGACATTGTGGCTTTGTCCTGATGATCGGGGCCGCACTGTCAGTCACAAAAGTGCAAAGCACGGCGTTGGCAGATGTGCTGGCCCGCTTTCCAGGCGTTGCTACCTATCACGATTTCAAAACCGGCCGCTATTACGCAGACAACCAAACCCGCGGCGCTGCTGCCGAGCTGGTGGATGCCCTGCCGAGCGGTGAGCTGACAAGTGCTGGGCTGCTGGTTGAACCAGCCGCGACAAACCTGCTGAACCAGTCTCGAATGAACACGGGGACGGTAGGAGGGCGAGGAACCACTCCTCCGACGATTACCTCCCCGGTGTTGTTTGACGGTGAGCTTTGTGCGCGCGCGACATTCGATCAGAACAGTGACACATTGTTTGCCGGTTCGCGCCTGGCGCAGGATGGCGCGGCGAACGATGCCACTTTCACAGCCACCACTCAAACCTATTCCCTCTATCTGGGGCTGGACCGGGGCCTGGTTGGCTCTGAACGCATTCGTTACTATTGGACTGGGTCAGATGCATCCCCGCTTATTGACATCACAGCGGTAAACTCAGCGCAATTCGTTGGGAAACTTGTTCGCCTCTCCGTGACAGCCACCCATGCGGGCAGTGGCCCAATCTATCCCGTGGTCTATGTGCATGAACCCCTGTCGTCGGAGCTGAATGTTTATGTGACAAAGGGCCAGGCAGAGGTGGGCTCTGTTGCGAGCTCGTGGATTGAGACCACAACGTCACCCGTCACCCGCCCAGCTGCCGGACCAATATTGGTGCAGGGGCTGGGGAGTGAGCTTCTAGAGAATGGCCATTTCGAAACAGATGTCGCTGGGTGGTCTGAACAAACATCCGCGCTCGCGGCCGTTGACGGCGAGATGGTGGTCACTAAAAATGCTGGTGGCAACTATGGTTACGCCAACGCAAATGTTCCGGTGGAGGTTGGAAAAACATACAAAATTGGGGTGGGGAGCCTGCGCTGTGGTACATGTGAGCAAGTCCGTTTAGCGCTAACTGATGCGATTGCGCGAAACACCGGCGCAGACAACACCATCTCAACGTCACCTATTGATGTTGAATACGAAGGTATTGCCACCACCACGAACCTTCGGCTCCAGTTTGTGGTTATTACAAGTGGCACGCAGGCAGCTACTGCCATCGTCGATACGGTTTCGGTCAAGGAAGTTCTGCCATATCCTGGTTTTTTGACGGAAGACCAACTGTCGGCGGAGCTGGGCGGCGCAGGGGAGGCCGGATTTATTGTCGGTGGTAGCGCGTCGGAAACCCTTAGCAACGATGGTAACCTGACACGCACGACAGAATGGTTTTCAGTTACGCCAGGTTCACGTCTCAAGTTAGAAGCCTTGGGTGGCACGGCCTCGCGCCGCCGGGTTCAAACGCGCTCCGGCGGGGTGATTAGTTACCAAGCGGGTGTCTCAACAAACGACAGCGCCCCGGACGGCGAGATTATCGTCCCGGCTGGCGCTGAGCAGATGCGGATTTACTATTTCTTGGATGAACTCGGTGGCGGTGGTGGTGCAGCCGATACAGCTACTTCCTTGTCGGCAAAGCGCATCACGAACCATCGGCAGGTCACTGCCGCGATCGACGTCACAAACATTCCGGTCGATGGCACTGACCGGGTGGTTAAAGCCTGGGTCTCGAGTGATCCAACGAGCCATGTGAAACTCTGGCGGGAAGGGGCAACCGGCCTCTTCAGGCTTGAGAGTTTTGTCTCAGGCCTTGCCCAAGGGCACGTTGCCGTCTCCGGCTTTGACGATGGGGGCGAGCATAGTTTCATCTGCGAGATAGATTATGACACGGGCAGGCTCTCGCTCAACGCGGATGGGCAGGGCCTCGAAGGACCTGAGCTTGTTGTCAATGGAACGTTTGATAGCAATGTCGACGGATGGAGCCTTGGCACTGACTGGGCTTATGATGCTGCCAATCAGCGTATCCACCGCACGGGAACCACCTATCACAATGCTCTCCTAACGAGCACATATTCTTCTTTGATTGCAGGTCTCCACTACAGCATGAATGTTGAAAAAGGTGGTGCGGCGGGTGTGGGCTACTACACGGAGCAATATGAATTTGGATTGTTAGGCACAGGTGCAAACACCTTTCGCTTCGACCATGCAGGATACCCTCAACGTCCCTTGTTCTATGGGTCACAACCTGGCGGCTGGATTGATAACGTCTCTATCAGGGCACAATATTCTCGCGATGGCGTCACCATGCCGAGTGAGCTTCTACTTGCTGAACTTGGCCATGGTGGGGGCACAGAGCAACTCGGTGGAAACATCTCTCTCTTTGCTGCAGCCAATGGGTTGCATGGTGAAGACTGGCAGTAGGCCGGTCTGAGCTTAACCCGGCATTCGTCCACATCGCACGTACCCCGTGTCGGTGGAAGGACCCTTGCCTCACTCTCAATTCAAATCAGATAGATGGAACATTTTCATGTCTAAGAACACCTATGATGGGGTGAAGCGCTCCACACTTGACCCGGCAGAGGCTGCAGAAGCTGTGACACCGTCCGACGTGACAGACCTCGCAACACTTTCCCGCGCTCTTTATGTGGGCAAGGGCGGTGATCTGTCAGTTGTTATGGCAGCAGGCAGCACTGTGACGCTGAAGGGCGTGATTGGTGGTTCCGTTCTGGCCCTTCGTGTGGCCCGAGTGAACGCAACCGGCACAACAGCTGCCGACATTGTGGCTTTGTCCTGATGATTGGGGCCTCGCTATCCGTCACGAACCTGCAACGCACGGCACTGGCAGATGTGCTGGCCCGCTTTCCAGGTGTCGCCACCTATCACGATTTTGCAAACAACCGCTATTATGGCGAAGGTCAGACCCGCAGCGCTGCTGCGGAGTTGGTGGACGCTCTGCCCGACAATGGCCCAACTGGTTCTGGCTTTGAGATTTATGGTGCGTCAACCAACCTCTACGCAGACAGCAATGTCTCGGGGGCGTCGTGGATCCTGACCGCAAGTGGTGGCAGCATTACAGTGACGCCAGGATTTGATGATGGTGCCGGTGGTACGTCAGCCTGCCGCGTGCAGATTGACGCAACGCCTGGCGGTTCTTTTCCAAGATTAACGGCGATCACCTCATCGGTTTCTACTGTTATGAACTCAACAGTGTCTTTTCGGGTCAAGAGCTTTGACGGCTCCCCGCAAAATATTGCTCTCTATGGGACCCGAGCGGGGATATCCGAGCATGCTGTGACTGCTGATTGGAGCACCATCAGCTACGCGCAGACAGCAGCTACCTCCACCGTGCAGCCGGGCTTTGGCTTGCGCGAAGGCCACACGACAGCGCTTGTGTGTGACGTCCTTGTCGCGTTTGCAATGGTCGAGAACGGCGATGTCGCGGGCCCCGCCATTGTCACGAACGGAGCGCCTGTTACGCGCCCGGCCGCAGCACCAACGCTCGTGCAGGGCACAGCATTCGGAGAAAATCTTTACACAGGCCAAACTTGGAATGTGATTAGCGGCGTCACCCAGACGGCAAGTCACATCAGCTACGATGGGACGCAGGACGATGCCTCATTGGCCGTACGCATTTTTGGCCTACCCACTGTAGAGGGGGATGTGGTCGAGATCTCTTACGCTTTAGAAAACTACGTTCAGGGCGACATTTCGCTATCTGTCAGTTTGAATCCTACGCCGGCGGTGACGCTCACCTCCAGCAATGGCCTCGTGAGCCAGGAGATAACTGTAGGCCCGTCGCAACCTGATCGCCTGTTGTTTAATAGTTACAACGGTTTCATAGGCGATATTCTCCTCTCGTCTATCGCAGTACGTATTAAACGCGCTCTCCCTTTTCAGGGTGCGAGTGTTGCAGACGAGTTGGGGCCGGAATTATGGTCCTTTCCAGATGTTGCCGTCATCGCAGACTGGTCGGGCAGTGCCGGTGCGTATGATAGCGCCACCCACATCATGTCCAACACCAACACCGGTCCAGGCGGCTATCCCAGATTTCAGTTCGATCTGGGGCTTGTTGTCGACGGCCGGTACAAAGTGGAAGGTCGCTTGAGTGGCGATATAGGCGCGATTGGCGGTATTCGCCTTGCCGTCATGGGGTCGAACAACCCAGTGTCGTACAACCCGGCAACGGGTGTGTTTTCTGCAGAGCAGGTCGCTGGGAGCGCACACTTAGAGTTCTTCGGTGACGGGTCTTTGTTTTCAACGGCCATCGAAGAATTGTCAATCCGTCGCGTCACAAACGACAAGCAAATCACCTTCGCCGTACAGATTGATAATGTGTCCACTGAAATTGGGGCGAACAAAACCATCCTGCAGTTTCATGACGCAGCCACTCATGGGGTGAATGGCAATAATCGTGCATTGCTCTATTTTGAGAACACGATCTCAAATTTGAACCTTGGTGTGGCCGATGGTGCCGGTGCGTGGCAGGGCGGTCCTGGTGCCGGTGCTGGCTTTAATGATGGTGGGCCGCACAGCGTTGTTGGGTTCGTCGATCTGGACACGAAGACGTTGAAGTTGAGCGTAGATGGTGGTGCCGCCGTGACCTCTGTTGAGCCTACATTTCCCACGGAGTTGGGGATCATTGAGGTGGGTCATTACAATAATGGCTCACCAACGGCGCAACTGAACGGCGAGGTGAGCGAGCTTGCCTTGGCGAATGGTGACTATTTCAGCCAATGGGCCGGTCTTTAAACCGTTCCCGCCCTCAGCCCTTCCAACATTTCCACTTACTGGAAACCCATGACTGGAGAACCCCATGTCTGATGAAAAGCTGCTCGACAGCGAGAACCGCCTTGTCACATCGATGGGCGACGCGGCGGTGCATTACGCCCAGGAAATTCCTGACGATTACCTGCGCGAGCTTAAACGCGAAAAGGACGAGAGCCTTCTCGCCCGCGGGGAGTATCAACGCGCAGCGTCGGTACCCGTCGCCGTGATCGATCAATGGATGGCGCAGGGGTTTGATTTTTACAATGCGCCCGCAAAAGACATTCTCCGAAAACTAAATGCTGAAGGCCTGGATGCCTTCATCACAACAAAGAAGAAGCTTTGACATGAATAAGGCTGAATTGCGTGCGCGTTTCCACGGCATTTTGAACCGGACGGACTGCACAGACGAGCTGGCAGATACTTTTATCAGCGATGCGATTACACGCGCCTCGCGCTATCTGCGCATTCCCATTTTTGAGCGTGTCTTTGCGACAGTTCTGACAGAAGCGGTGACATTTTTGCCCGTTCCGTCCGATTATGTGGAGATGATGGACGTTACCATTGACAATATACCGCTGGAGCGTGTGAGCTACAGCCAGCTTCTGAAGAAAAATACAGCCGGGTCTGCCTGCTTCTATGCGAGGTTTCAGAACAAGTTTCTGTTCCGTCCCTATGTGCGCGACGGTGCTGAAGTGGTGTTCTCCTACTACGGAGAAAGCGCTCCTTTCACAAGTGATACAGACACAACCCCCCTCTCCCTCATCGCCGAAGATCTGATTATCGCCGGCGCCATGGCGGATGCGAGCGAGTATTTTCAGCGGGAAGATTTTCAGTATTGGACCGCAAAATTTGATCGCACATTGAGCGACCTGCAGGGGCAGGGTGATCGCGAAGCCCATTCAGGGGGGCCGCTCACCGTTGCGTCCATGGCCGAAGGTCAGGAGTACTAAACATGAGTTCTTCCTTTTTCTCTGAGACGGGGTTGAGCCCCAGTGATTTTGCGGCGACCGCTGAAGGGCATTCAGATAAGCCAATTTCCTTTTTCAAGGAAACAGGAAGCAGCCCTCAAGTTTACACCGACGTGGTCGACGCAGCCGAAGCTGTGCTGGCCGCCGTTGCGGTGGCAGAGACCGCCCGGGACACAGCACTGGGCTATGCAGTGCGGACCGAAGATGGCGCCGAGCAGCTTTACACCATTCGAAACGGGACAGGCGCTCCTGGCCTTGAGATTGGACTTCCCAATGACTTCTATGTCGACACGACAAATATTGCGCTCTATGGGCCAAAAGCCAGCAATGACTGGGGAAGCCCCACAGCGCTGGTGGGACAAACTGGGGCGACAGGTGCTACTGGCCCTGCTGGCGCCGATGGTCGCACGATCTTTAATGGCGCAGGTGCCCCCGGACCCGGCCTTGGATTAGACGGCGATTACTATTTCGACACCACAAACAACAATTTTCATGGGCCCAAGGCGGCTGGAGCCTGGGACGCAGGAACTTTTGTGCTAGGCCCTCAGGGTCCCCAGGGTGACCAGGGCCTGCAAGGTATCCAGGGTATTCAAGGTATCCAGGGAGTCCAAGGCACTCAGGGGGACCAAGGCCCCCAGGGGGACCAAGGTCCCCAGGGAGTCCAAGGTCCCCAGGGCGATATTGGCCCGGCGGGAAATGATGCACCCCCTCAAACTCCTACGGAAATTCTTGCTGCTGTAAAGACAGTTGATGGTGCTGGGTCAGGCCTTGACGCTGACACGGTGGACGGTCTGAGTTCTGCCAGTTTTCTTAGGGCGGATGCAACAGTCAGAAAAACGGCGGGCCATCTATATCTAAACGACTCTTTGGAGATTGATTGGGGAACAGATCGCGACTTCCGCACGTTTCACAATGGCTCCCACATGTACATGCGTATGTATACTGGGAACCTCTATCTTCAAGACACGACAACCACGCGCTTTACATTTACCGATGGTGGAAACTTTACCGCGACGGGCAACATATCGGCTTACTCCGATCGCCGTCTTAAGTCAGACATAGAGAAGATCGATAATGCACTTGCAAAAGTCACGTCGCTCGATGGCGTTACGTTCACCATGAACGGCAGCCAGATGACTGGCTTGGTTGCGCAGGATGTTCAAAAGGTACTTCCCGAAGCTGTGGCAGAGGATGAGGACGGATATCTCTCACTTGCCTATGGCAACATGATGGGGTTGCTCGTTGAAGCGATCAAGGAAATGCGGGAGGAACTTCGTGAGACCAGGACTATTGCCTCGCAAAATTCTGCAATTTTGGCACAGATGGCCGAAGGTCAGGAGTACTAAACATGAGTTCTTCCTTTTTCTCTGAGACGGGGTTGAGCCCCAGTGATTTTGCGGCGACCGCTGAAGGGACCTCCGACAAACCGATTTCCTTTTTCAAGGAGACCGGCAGCAGCCCGCAGGTCTACACCGATGTGGTCGACGCAGCCCAAGCTGTGCTTGCTGCCGTTGCAGTGGCGGAGACCGCCCGGGACACAGCACTGGGCTATGCAGTGCGGACCGAAGATGGCGCCGAGCAGCTTTACACCATTCGAAACGGGCCAGGTGCTCCCGGTCTTGAGATTGGACTTCCCAATGATTTCTACATCGATGTTACAAACAATGCGCTCTATGGGCCAAAAGCCAGCAACGATTGGGGAAGCCCCACAGCGTTGGTTGGACCAACGGGGGCGACAGGCGCTACTGGCCCTGCTGGTGCCGATGGTCGCACGATCTTTAATGGCACAGGTGCCCCTGCTCCAAGTCTCGGACTAGACGGCGACTACTATTTCGACATTACCAACAATAATTTTCATGGGCCAAAGGCGGCTGGAGCCTGGGACGCAGGAACTTTTGTGCTAGGCCCTCAAGGCCCCCAGGGTGACCAGGGTGTTCAAGGGATACAGGGCATCCAGGGTGCTCAAGGTATTGCGGGCTTGGACGGGGATGATGGTCGCACGATCCTAAGCGGCACCATTGCTCCAGCTGGTGGTACCGGTACTGATGGTGATTTTTACATCGATACAGCGGCGTCAAACCTCTACGGCCCTAAAGCTGCTGGTGCCTGGGGCGCAGCAACAAACCTCATTGGTCCTCAAGGCGCACAGGGTATTCAGGGTATCCAGGGCACCCAAGGCATTCAGGGCGCCACTGGTGCAACAGGGTCGACGGGGGCAACCGGCCCCGCAGGACCGAGCACGACGACGTCCAGTATCGTCGTTAATAATACAGCGCCAACAATCCACTTCCAAGACACGGATCATATGAGCGGAGCGATTCACTGCAATTCCGGCTACATGTATATTATGGGAACTGCAGGCGCCAACAGCACCGCATTAACCCAACATGGCGGTCAGTGGCCTTTCTATATCCACCTCACCAATAACAACGCCCATTTTGGCGGAACCATCACAGCGGGGGGGAATGTTGCTGCCTATTCAGACAGACGTTTGAAAGATGACATCGAGAAGATTGACGATGCTCTTGCAAAGGTCACGTCGCTAAACGGTGTAACATTTTCAACTGCGGGTGAACGCCGGACCGGCGTTATTGCGCAGGATGTTTTGGATGTGTTGCCAGAAGCCGTGAGACTGGAAGAGAACGGCTACTATTCCGTCGCCTATGGCAACATGGTGGGGTTGCTGATCGAAGCGATCAAGGAACTGAAAGCAGAGGTTGCGGAGCTTCGTCAGGGAGCTGCAAGTTAGTGGCGCTCCAGGCGAGTGGCACAATTACGTTGGCGCAGATCCAGGCTGAATTTGGCGGCGCGAACCCAATCTATCTGAGCGAATATTATCGCGGTGGGGCCTATGTGCCCAACACTACTCCGAACCTAGCCATCCCCACGAGCGGTGCAATCGATCTGGCTGACTTTTATGGCACGACCAACACGGTCAGCCAGAGTTACACGCTGACATGTGGGACATTCAGCACTACCGGAAAATTCGCGAGTACCATTAACGGGTATCGTACAGCACCTTTCAGCCCGACAATTGGTGCCATCTCGCCAACGACTTTCAACGGGTACACCATACTCTCTCTGACGGATGGATTTGGTGTGGTGACTGCCCGGGGCATTGCCTTCGCGGGCAACCTGGTGGGCGTACCCGTGTTTACCTCTCTGGTCGCCGGGGGGGTGACTGTCTATGCGGCTTCAGCATCGACGCCTGCGGGTACCTATAATGCGGCGGGCTACACCTCTTGGGATTGGCTTAACACGAGTGTTGGTATACCTGCCTCAGGCAGTATTGCCGCAACCATCTCTCTCTAGGCTGCAAACAGAGGGCTCCTTACATCAATTTCATTCCAAAGGGAGACCTCCGATGGCGCTTCAAGCAAGCGGCACAATTACGCTGGCGCAGATCCAGGCTGAATTTGGCGGCGCGAACCCAATCTATCTGAGCGAATATTATCGTGGCGGCGCTTACGTGCCCAACACCACCGCGAACCTCGCGGTCCCCACAAGTGGGGCGATTGATCTCGCTGATTTTTATGGCACTTCTAACCTGATTTCGCAGGCATTCACGCTGACTGCAGGATATCAGCCGGCTGGAAAAATCTCTCCTGAACTTTGGGGATTCGCTTCGGGCGTCTTTCTCACTTCAAATATAGGAAGCGTATCGCCCGCCAGCTTCCAGGGAAATGCCATCAGACAGGTAACAACGCCTTCCTCAGCGTATCTTTCGTTTGCTTTGCTGGGCAATTTGGTAGGGACCGCGCCTTTCGAACACATCAATATTAACGGGGCTACGCTATACCGCACGGCCTCTATCACTCCGGACGGCGCCATTGATCCTCTGAGTACTGAAACTATGACGCGGTGGGTATGGAGCTCAGGAGCCAACACATTGGCCAATGGCGGTACTTACACTCTGACCATTACCAAATAGGACGAGGGCTTTCAATCAGGCGAACGCTGTCACGCCTGCCGGAACTTACAGCACCTGACACCTTGTTTTGAGCCATACCACCTGGGAGTGAACAGGGGTTATGCAATGCCAGCCTCAGGCAATATTACCGAAACCCTCTCGTTCTAGGGTGCGAACAGAGAGCTCCTTACATCAATTTCATTTTAAAGGTAGTCCGGTCATGACACTCCAGGCGAGTGGCACAATTACATTGGCGCAGATCCAGGCTGAGTTTGGCGGCGCGAACCCCATATACCTAAGCGAATATTATCGCGGTGGTGCTTATGTCTCCAACACCACGCCAAATCTTGCCATCCCAACGAGCGGAACGATTGATCTGGCTGACTTCTATGGGGCGTCTGCTGCTTACACGGTGAGCAGCACACTGACCCATGGGAGCTATGTCTATTCCGACAAAGTTGCCGGGACAGTTACTTGCGCGGGGTTTGCGAGTGGTCTCAACATCAATTTTGGAGTCCGGTCTTTTGGCGCCATTTCCAATGCGAGCATGGGGTCTGTGGTCGTGAGAGGTGCCTATACGCTTGCCTCGTCGCTATCACAAGTTACCTATGTGATGGTACAAGGTAGTTATACAAAGGCGACCCTTCCTTTCACCAGCGTTGTGGTGAATGGTCAAACCTATGGCGTATCCACCGCGAATGACCTGGGCTTTGACACGGTCAACAATGTCACATCTTTCGCCTGGACTGGATTGTCAGCTTTGCCCGCTACCGGCACGTCTACTTTCTCTCTGAATTACTAGCCGACAAAGCGAGACTCTCCGCACCAAATTCATTCTAAGGGAGGTCCAAAAATGACACTCCAGGCGAGTGGCACGATCACCTTGGCACAGATCCAGGCTGAGTTTGGTGGCGCAAACCCCATATATTTAGGCGAATATTATCGCGGTGGCGCCTATGTGCCCAACACCACCCTGAACCTTGCTGTCCCCACGAACGGTGCAATTGATCTGGCAGATTTTTACGGTACCAGTGGCGGTGTGCAATCAAATATCACGGTTACCTGTGGCAGTTACAGCGATGGCGGAAAAAATTCGTCGCTCTATTCTGGCTACAATGCGGTGACCGGGTACGGGAGTAGGTCTCCCACGACTTTTAATGGGGTTCTGATCTATGGGATCAACACCTATGGATACATCTCCTACAACCAGCAGGTTTGGTTTCAAAACAATCTGGTAGGAAATCCGCCCTTCAGCAGCTTGACCATAAATGGAACGACCTTCAATCAGGCGAACGCAGTCACGCCAGCTGGAACCTTCAGCACCTCCCACCTAGCTTTGGGCCATACCAGATGGGAATGGACAGGTGCCACGCCTATGCCGACGACTGGAACCATCGTCGCTACACTTTCTACTTAACGGAGAAATAATGGAACATTCGTACACCTATAAGGTGACGA